ACCCTGAGAAGTTTAATCAAACAGTACGAAGAAATGATTCGAGTTGGGCAGGGGGATGAGGAACATCGGCTCCGCATTCACAAATTGAAAGGCGAGATCGCATTGCTTGAACAAAAAGCAACCAAGGATCATGACAAGCCTATTGAAATCAGGATTAAACGTGCAAGGATGAGGCCGGATGATTGAAAAAGAGGTTAACCCTCACTTTGAAGATTTCCTTTTCGATTGGCATCACAAGTTTTATTTCCTTGTCGGTGGATACGGATCTTCTAAGAGTTACCACGTAGCATTAAAACTGGTGTTAAAGCTGCTGAACGAGAAACGGACGGCTTTGGTTGTTCGTGAGGTATACGATACTCATAGAGACTCTACGTATTCGCTATTAGAGGAAATCATAACGGATTTGGGACTGGATGGGACTGTAAGACCTATAACGTCCCCCATGCAAATACGATTTCCTAATGGTAGCAAGATCATATTCAAAGGTATGGATAAGCCGGCTAAACTTAAGTCGATTCATAATGTATCTATTGTGTGGATTGAAGAGTGTTCCGAAGTTAAATATGAAGGTTTTAAGGAGCTTCTTGGACGTTTGCGGCATCCTGCCTTGGACTTGCATATGTTGCTATCTACGAATCCGGTAGGTGAGGATAACTGGACATTCAAACACTTTTTCAAAGACGAATTAAAGAACCACATTGTGCTTGAAGACACAGATTTATACGAAAAACGGACCATTGTCAAAAACGATACCTTTTATCATCATTCAACAGCTGAAGATAACTTATTCTTACCTAAAAGTTATGTTGCCCAACTGGATGAACTAAAAGCCTATGACCCAGACCTTTACCGAATTGCGAGGGAAGGTCGTTTTGGTGTGAACGGAGTGAGAGTTTTGCCTCAATTTGAGGTAGCTTCTCATGAGGAAGTCATAGAAGCAATTTCACGTATACGAAAGCCGATTGAGCGAACTGGAATGGATTTTGGATTTGAGGATTCCTATAACGCTGTGGTTCGGCTGGCTGTAGATCACGAACAAAAAATTCTCTATATCTACTGGGAATATTATAAGAATCAGATGACCGATGACCGGACAGCCGAAGCATTACAAGAGTTTGCAAGAACGAAAGAACTCATAAAAGCAGATAGTGCTGAGCCCAAGACCATACGGTATTTCAGGCAAAAAGGCTTTAATATGCGTCCGGCAAAGAAGTTCCCAGGTTCTCGATTGCAGTATACAAAGAAGATAAAACGATTTAAAAAGATTATTTGCTCTGAGAAATGCCCGAACACGATCAGAGAACTTAAATATTTAACCTATAAGACAGATAAAAACGGCAGAATCCTACCGGATGAGTTCAATATTGATCCTCATACGTTTTCTGCCATTTGGTATGCACTAGATGATTACGAGGTAGCCGATCTAAAAAGTGGCTATTCATTTGAGTAGGAAAGGAGGAAAACCATGTCACCGGAAATGCAAGAAATCACAAACATACTGCGGGATGGAGCTAAGGCAAGAATGTCCTTGGAACAAATCATTCAAGTGGAAATGGGCGCGTGGAAAACGTCCGAAAAAAGAAAGTGGATGATGACCGGGGAGCGCTACTATAAAAATAAAACAGACATATTAAAGCGCGAACGAACCGCCATTGGGGAAAATGGATGTAAAGAAATAGTGGGGAACCTGGCCAATAATAAACTGGTTAATGGTTTTGTTCGCAAACTCGTTGATCAAAAGGTGGGGTATCTCTTATCAAAGCCCATGAGTATACAAACGAGCAATGAGGAGTATTTAGAACTGCTTACGGACTTTTTCGGAAGTCCGTTACTTCGGCTGATCAAAAATATTGGAAAAGAGAGCATCAACAAAGGAATTGCTTGGGTACATCCCTACTATGACATGGAGGGAAACCTATTATTCGCAAAGATCCCGTCAGAACAATGCATCCCCCTTTGGCGAGATGCCGCACATACTGAACTGGATGCCATGATAAGGACGTATGAGGTAGAGGTCTACGAAGGCTCACGGCGAACTACTGTTACAAAGGTAGAATGGTGGGATAGTTACGGCGTAAAAAGGTATGTGTTACAAGGCTCTCTTGTACCCGATGTGGAGGCAGGTGCTGAAGATTCCCATTTTCAATTCGTCGGCCAGGGTGAAACCGAAAAACCGATGAACTGGGAGCGTGTTCCGTTTGTAGCGTTCAAGTATAACGATGAAGAACAGCCACTTGTAGAATTGATCAAATCGTTAGTCGATGATTACGACGAAAGAAAATCTGATCACACCAACAACCTGGAAGACTTGCCCGATAGTATTTATGTTGTAAAAGGATTTGGTGGCACAGAGTCAGGGGAAATCCGAAAGAATTTATCTACATTCCGTATTATCAAAATTGATGATACTGAAGCAAACTCTGGTGTTGATACGATTTCTTTACCAATTGATACAGAAGCCTATGAAACACACATGAACCGAAACCGAAAAGACATCTATGAATTTGGGCGTGGTGTGGATACCCAATCTGAAAAATTTGGAGGAGATAAAAGCGGTGTTGCATTGCGCTTTTTATATGCAGATCTGGACATGGATGCGAACATCCTTGAAACAGAATTTCAAGCATCCCTGGAACAGTTGTTATGGTTTATTAATGCCCATATTTACAACACAACGGGGAAAGACTTTACTGGTGAGTCCGTGGATTTCATTTTTAACCGTGACATTTTAATCAACGAGACGGAAGCTATTAGCAATGCGAAAGATAGCCAGGGTGTGATCTCAGATGAGACAATTGTAGCCAACCATCCATGGGTAACAAATGCCCAAGATGAGTTACAACGCCTCAAGAGTGAAAAAGAAGAAGACATGAAGCGATTTGAGGAACAATCTTATCCTGGCTTGCAGCCGGAGGGTGAACCTGAATGAAGTCTCAGGAGTATTGGAGAAAACGTTCCGAGGAACTAGGATTGAGGCAGTTTAGAAAAGCAGATAGCTATGTGAACCGGCTCCAAAAGGAGTATGCGAAGGCTTGGAACTCTATGCAAAGGGACATCGAGACATTTTATATGAGGTTCGCAGATAACAATGAAATCAGCTACGCAGAAGCAAAAAAGCTCCTAGATGCAGGGGAATTGAAAGAGTTCAAAATGACATTAGAGGAATTCACTGAGAAAGCCAAAAACAACGCTGATCACCGGTGGACAAAGGAGTTAAACAATGTCTATTACAGGACCCGCATCAGCCGTTTGGAAGCCTTGCAGATCCAACTCAGGCATCAGATAGAAATATTGTCAGAGGGGACTAAGAGAGGCACGGGCGGCCTGCTGAGTGATACCTATACGGATACGTATCATAGAACGCTTTATGAAATCCAAAAAGGGACCGGCATTGGTGTTACATTTGCTAAAATTGATTCCGAGGCTGCCGGGAAAATCATATCGAATAAGTGGTTGAGCGCTAATTACAGTGAAAGAATATGGGCAAATAAAGCCAAATTGATCCGGGAACTGGATACTAATCTAGCACAGTCTCTAATCAGGGGAGACAACGTAAATAAGACGGCTCGTACACTATCCGAAAGGATGCAGGTATCCTTTTTGAATGCAGCAAGACTTGTTCAGACAGAAAGCGCACATATAACAAGTCAAGCTACGTTTGATTCGTATAAGGCAAGTGGTGTGGTTGAAAAATACGAATTCTTGGCTACCTTAGACCGAAGGACATCTAAAGTATGCCGTCATATGGATGGAAAGGTGTTTTTGCTTTCTGAAAAGAAAGAAGGAGTAAACTTTCCACCTCTGCATCCACGCTGCCGAAGTACCACGGTAGCGTTTTTTGATGATGATGTAGGTGTTAGAGCAGCAAAGGGCAAGAACGGGAAGACCTACTATGTTCCCGGCGATTTGAACTATGAAGAATGGTATAAACAATTTGTCGAATAACCGGACACGACCGGGTAAAAAGTGAGGAGTTATGTATATGGAATGGTTGGAAAAATTACTTGAAGGCAAAGGCTTGACCGATGAACAGATTCAATTAATTGCGGGAGGTGTTGAGGAAAACTATAAAGGGCATATTCCAAAACATCGCTTCGATGAAGTCAATGAAGCTAAGAAGCAGTTGGAGACTGAGATCAAGGATCGGGACAAACAATTGTCTGAATTGCAAAAAACAGTTGGGGATAATCAGTCGCTTCAAGATCAAATTGCTAAACTGCAAGATGAAAACAAAAAGAAAGAAGCAGAGTACCAAACAAAAATCAAAGATTTGTCCGTTACTAACGCTATCAAGTTAGCTTTGAACGGTCAGGTACACGATGAAGAACTAGTTGCCGGACTTCTGGATAAAACAAAATTGGAGTTGGATGAATCGGGAGCTTTAAAAGGACTCGATGACCAGGTGAAAGTCCTGCAGGAAAGCAAGGCTTTTTTGTTTGTCCAAAACGATCAGACATCGCCAAGATTTAAAGGAGCAAGTCCTGCCGATGGCGTGGATGGTAAAGGCGGCGAAGGCGGCCATGACGGAGACTTTGGTAAACGAGTCGCCGATTTCGCGAAAAGCAATGAAGGCTTAGAGAAAGCCAGATTATCTTATTTTGAGTAATGGAGGTTGGGTTCATGAAATTCGTTGAAACGAAGTTTAGCAATAAAAAAGACATCCTAAAATTCCCTGATCACTATGTCGCTGTTGCGGTTACGCTAGACGATGCAGGGGTAGAGGCAAATTCCGAGGGCAAAAAAATAATCCCTGCCGGTACTATTCTGGGAGGTGGAGTTCTTCAGGATACTTCTAAACTTGCCAAAAAAGCAAGTGGGGCGGAAGCAGAGGGAGTTCTTATGAATGATACTGACGTAACCTATGGTCCCGCATCAGGAGCTATGATCATTCATGGCTTCATCGATTCGGCCAAAATTCCCACACCGCCGGATGACGCAACAAAAGCAGTCTTAAACCAAATCACATTTTTAGCCTAAGGAAGGATGATAAACATGCCAAATATTTTTGATCTTGTAAACGCGAAGAATATTGCAACCTATTACCTTGCAACCCCTTCAAACGCCATTCCATATTTGGGAGGAACGCTGTTTCCGCCGAAGAAACAACTTGGGTTAGACCTGAGTTGGATAAAGGGTTCCCGTGGGCTGCCCGTTGCCTTAATGCCGTCTGAATTTGATTCAAAGGCAACTCTGCGGGATCGCATCGGATTTAGCAAAATTGATACGGAGATGCCGTTTTTCCGCGAGGCCATGAGAATTGGCGAGAAAGATCGGCAGGAGTTAAATAAACTAGCCGCATCGCAAAATGAGGCACTGATTATGCCTGTCATTAATGCTATTTACGATGACGTGACAACACTCATTAACGGTGCTCAAGTCGTCCCCGAACGGATGATTATGCAGTTACTTTCATCCGGAAAAATTGAAATTGAAGCCAATAGACTAGCGTACAAATATGACTACAAAATGCCAAGTGGCCACAAAATCACATTAACGACCGACACAGACAAATGGAGTCATCCGGAAGCCGACATTGTTGGGGATATTAAAACGTGGCAGGACACAGTAGAGGATGATACAGGAGTGCGTCCGACAAACGCCATTTGTACCCGCAAAACATGGAACTACATCCTACAAAACGTAGCCATTCGTAAAGACATGAATCCGTTAGGCGGGCAAAATATTATCATGACGGACGCCATGATGAAACAATACCTGGAAACGAAACTGGGCGTTAAAATATCCGTCTATAACAAAAAGTTTGCTTTGCAAGACGGAAGCATGCACTTGTTTTACCCTGATGGCTACTTTACCCTAATTCCGGATGGTACATTAGGCAATACGTACTACGGCACAACGCCGGAAGAATCTGACCTGATGACCGGAAGCACTGTGGCAAATGTGTCCATTGTCAATACGGGCGTAGCAATCACCACTATTAAGGAGCCACATCCGGTGAACGTTGAAACCATTGTTTCCGAGATTGTCCTGCCTTCGTTTGAAACCATTGACCAAATCTTTATTGCTAAAGTGGTCTAGGAGGGAACAAGATGGCTAAAAAACCGGATCAGACAGAGGCAGATAAGAAGCAATTAACGGCAAAAAAAGCGCAATCGCAAAAAGAACAATACGTGAAGGTGCAATGGGTTACAAATGTGAAATACCGAGGCAACATCTATTATGCGGGACAGCGAACTGATGTTCGAGACGATGATTATAGCACTCTTGTAAATGAGAAGGTCATTCGTTTAGAGGAGGGACAAGATGAGCATGTCAGGGAATGACATCCTAGCAATCGTAAAGCTTCGCCTTGGCCTCCCTGATGAGTTCGACGCATTGGTCCTATCCTACGTGAAGGAAATCGGGGAGCGCATTCTTCATTATTGCAATATTAAAGTTATCCCCGCAGCTTTACATGAGGTGTGGACCTCCATGGTGATCGATATACTGCGAATTGAGCAGCCGAAACTTCCGGGAATCGAAGAAACGAACGGGACAGCCGAGAATATTAAGATTGGGGACACCTCCATCAGTCCGGCGAATAGCTCCAGCGTGACGAACGCATCAAAAAAAGTAATGGAGTCCATCGTCACCAACTACCGGGTAGATTTAAACCCGTACAGGAAAATGAGGTGGTAGCATGGCCAGCTATACTAGGCATCGTAAAACAATTGAAAAAATGTATGAAGACCAGGCTACGATTAGCGGTTTCCGGGAAGTAACGAAGCCCAATGGAAGTACGAATCTTGCACCAGTGGTGGTTTATGAGAATCAACCTTGCCGGATATCCCAAAAAGCCCTAGGTGCAAATAATCAGAAAGATGCTCAGAACAATATCGCCTATGAGACCAAGTTGTTCATTTCACCTGAATTAGAGCTCCACCAAGGGGATGTGGTAGAAATAAAACGCGGTGCATTAAGCAGAGAGTATACTGCCGGTGAGCCATTCGTGTACCCAACCCACCAGGAAGTATCCTTACAAAGAAAGGGTTATGCCTAATGGCCAAATGGGGAGATGTAGACTTTTCAGAGCTTACGAAGTTTACTAAGAATCTTGAAAAAGCGTCCAATAGTGATCTGATTGGGCGCTTTATTTCGGACTTTTTGATTGAAATGGCGATGCGGGCAGATAGAAAGATCAAAAAACGCACGCCTGTAGGCAAGACTGGACAACTAAGGCGAAACTGGAAAGTGGGAAGTGTACAGAAGATGGGGAATGAGTATGTCGTAGAAATATCTAATGAAACCCATTACGGCTCGTTTGTAGAGTACGGGCATCGGACCAGAGACCTGAAAGGATGGGTGGAAGGTCGATTTATGATTACCATTTCCATGAAAGAGATCGAAAGGGAGCTGCCTAAGTACCTTGAAAAAAGGTTCACAAAATTCCTCGAAGGGCTGATAGGATGAATCAAGTTAAAGATGGAGTTATCCGGAAGTTAAAGACGCTATACCCGGATGAGAAGGTTTCCGATGAGAAGATCCGGCAAGGGTTAGAGAATGTTCGCTTCTTCGTCAAGGTACTGGATACAGCGCAGAATAGGGAGTTAGACCGCCGCTATAAGCGATGTGTCTTCTTGGATATCCATTACTTTGCTTCATCCTATGAAGAGGCGTACGAGGTAGCAGAGACGCTCTATGAAGGCATGGAGTATATACAAGTTGGGGAACACACAGTCCGGGGAACCGGGATGAGAAGCGAGATTGTGGACGATGTTTTACATTTTTTCATTTCATTTGATTACCATGTCATCAAACCAAAAGCGCCTGGCACAAAGCTGCAAGGATTAGAGCAGGAGGGAATTATCCGTGAGTAAAATGAAACAAGCCGTAAAGCCGGCTGTCTTCAGCAAGGAGCAATTCCTTGAATCCAAACAATTTAAAACAATAGAAAAAGATATTTTGTCCATTGTTTTAAAAGAGGACAGGGCTTATACAATCGAACAAGCAAAGGAAATGATCAAGGAACTACTTGAGAGGGAGGTTCGTTAAATGGCAGGCGGAACTTGGGAGAACCAGAACAAAGTAAGACCGGGAGTATATATAAATACAGCGTCCGAACGAAAGTCTATGACGGCAGTTGGGGAACGCGGCACCGTTGCAATTCCACTTACGCTAGGCTGGGGACAGGCAAAAGAGGTCCTAACCATTCATGTTGGAGACGATGTAAAAGAGCTTCTGGGGTACGATATCACGGCACCAGAGATGTTATTGCTTAGGGAAGCATTCAAACGGGCTAAGACAGTAAAACTATACCGGTTAGCTAATGGAGTAAAGGCTCAGGGAAACATTGGGGATATCACATTGGAGGCTAAATACAGCGGTATCCGTGGCAATGATATTAAAGTCAGCATAGAGGCGAATATAGATGACCCAACAAAGTTTAAGGTGAGGACCTTCGTGGCCAATGAGGAAGTACACAGGCAAGTGGCTTCTACTGCTGGGGACTTGGTTTCGAATGATTGGGTTCATTTCGAAGCAAAAACGCCCGATGCCGCCTTAACAGAAACAGCAGGAGTCCCCCTGACGGGTGGTGCAGACGGAAATGCCTCCTACCAAGATTATGTAGACTTCTTGACGGCAATCGATGCCCACGAATTCAATGCGATCTCCATCCCTTATGAAGGGCAGGAGAGCCATAAGTTAAACCCTCTTGTTCTCGCTCAGATAAAGCGCTGGAGGGAAGAGGAAGGCAGAAAGGTACAAGTAGTAGTTGCCAACTACAGAGCCGATTACGAGGGTGTTATCACCGTTAAAAACGGTGTCGTTTTGGAGGATGGAATAAAACTGGATTCGGCTCAAGCTACGGTGTGGACGGCAGCCGCCACAGCTTCGGCAGGGGCGAACGAATCCCTCACCTACCAGTCTTATGAGGGTGCGGTGGATGCAAATCCACGTTTGACAAATAAGCAGATTGAAGAGGCGCTAACAGCCGGAGAATTTGTCTTCGTTTATAACAATAATCGCGTGATCGTAGAGCAGGACATTAATAGTTTTGTCTCCTACACAGAGAAAAAGCGTAAACACTTTTCCAAGAACCGGGTCATTCGTACGCTGGATGGCATTGCTAATGACAGCAAACGAATATATGAAACCCAGTATATTGGCAAAGTAGATAACAACGCGGATGGCAGAAACCTATTTAAACAAGAACTCATTCGGCTGCTGGAGTTGTATCAAGGTATGAACGCAGTGCAGAACTTCGATGCCCAAAAAGACGTAACCGTAGAACCCGGCAAGGAATCAGACAGTGTGACGGTGGACGTGTATATCCAGCCGGTGGATGCCATCGAAAAAATCTATATGCAAGTAGAGGTGAAATGATATGTCTTGGATGAAAGCAGCAGATGCCATTTCCGGACAGGAAGGGCGAGCCTATGCAACCATCAAGGGAAGAGCAGAAGAAATGTTTTACGTAAAAAGCATTGAGGTGACCGCCAAAAAAATAAAAAGGAAATTCGTACACTGGGAAAACGTGGCGACCAGCACAAAGCGAATGGATGGTCAGGCGAGGGGAAAATGACCCTTTATTATGTCACCACAACATTCCGCCAGCTTATGCTGGATTATATCAAAACGGGAAAAGATACCTACTTTGATATCATGATCACCAATGAGGACCCGGCATCTGAAATAGGAGCCCAAACCGTCATTTTAAAGAACGTCAACTTAGACGAAGTGATCATAGCTAAACTGGATATAGAGGGTGATGCTTTAGACGAAGAAGTCAGCTTCACCTTCGACGATGTAGATATTATCGATTCGTTCAAAAAACCAACCCTATACTAATTTTAAAAAAAGGAGACTGAAAAACAATGAGTGGAGGATTACAAGCATTTTTTGCCCAAGAGGCTGGCGAAGCCATTACGGAGAAGGTCGTGGTATCCGATCGGTTTAAAGATAAGGACGGAAAACCTGTACCGTGGGAAATCCGCAGCATGACGGAAGCCGAGAATGAAGAGATCCGCAAGTCTGCAACAAGAAAAGTAAAATCCAAAAATGGCATGTATACGACAGAAACCAATAATGAGCTTTACTTGGCGAAACTGGCGGTAGCTAGTGTTGTTTTCCCAGATTTAAAGAATGTGGAACTGCAGCAGTCCTATGGAACATTGGGGGCCGAAAACCTCTTACGCAGGATGCTGCTTCCTGGGGAGTATGCGAATCTGATTGAAAAAGTACAGGAGATCAACGGCTTTGATAAAGACATCGAAGATCTAAAAGAAGAAATAAAAAACTAATGGAAGAGGGCGATGGTGAGACGAATTATGCTTACTACGCCCTCCATGAACTTCATATTTTGCCACATGAGTTAGTCAAAATGTCGCGCTTCGAAAAAGCCGCCATCTACAAGATGATTGATATGCGCGTGAAAGAAGAGAAGAAATTGCGAGACAAAATGAAAGAATAACAGTGGGTAAGGCGCTCTTATAGAGTGCCTTTCTCTACTTAGGGGGGTGAAGTATGGCAACTGTAGCAGCATCACTCAAAATCTTTGATGCCTTTTCTAACCCATTTCAAAACTTTGCTCGAGGTGCGAAATCCGCTGACTCCGCATTACAAAAATTGCAGGCCGCCGCCAATCGTACTCATAACATGAAGGCTTCCTTAGATGTCAGCGGGGTGATCAGTAGAAATACGGCAGCGCAGTCCAAATTCAACCATCAGCTTCAGGACGGCACGAATAAAGCCCATAATCTCACCAAAAGCATCAAATCCATTGCTGCGGCATATGTAGGCCTTGAAGCTGCGAAAAAAGTGTGGAATGCCACGATCGGCGGGGCCATGGAACAGCAGAAGATGGAGGATATGTTCAAGGCTAGAACAGGGGATTCTGAAGTCGGGAAAGCGATGTTTGAAAAGTTCAAAGGCAATGCGATTAAAGCTGGGGTGGATGTCAAGGAGGCGTTAACCGGCGCACTCTCTTTCTTTTCTACTACAAAGAACAGTGGCCAGATTCAAGAATTAAACATGATCGCCAAACAGCTCAACGCCTTTGATACTGCCGGAAATGGGCTTGCTGGGGCGGTTTTCTCTGTAAAGGAAGCCTTATCGGGGGATATTGTATCTCTTTCTGAACGGTTTAATATTGGGAAAGCAAAAATCAGAAGCACGGGACTAGTTGAAAAAGCCAAAAAAGGCGACATAGACGGATTTATCCAATCCTTTCAAAAGCTTTTAGAACTTGAAAGCATGGGGAAAGATGCCTTTAACCGCATGCTGGATGGACCGGCATATAAATGGAAAATGCTCTTAAACAATTTAAAAAACATGTTTGCCGATGCCGGGAGATGGGCGGTTCAAGCGTTCATGCCGCTGATTAATTTATTTAATCAAATCATACAGAGTCAGGGGATTCAAACCTTTTTTGTCATCCTTGGCTCTTTGCTGTATGGAATTGCGGTTGCGATAGGCTGGATAGGCAATAATGTCATTTGGCTGTTTGATGTGATCGCTCCCTATGCTTCGGCCATCCTAGCTTTTTTTGCTATTTTAGCTTTGCAATATGTTCCGGCGCTCATTGCTTCTTTACTACAGTTAGGGCAAGTTGTGTTGGGGGTTATGCTTAAATTTCTGTTCACTAACCCAATATTATTCGGCATTGCCTTAGCTATAGGGGTAATCATTGCGGTTCTTATTCTTTTCGGGGTTACGGCGCAGGAAATACTAGGTTTTGTTGCTGGATTATTCGGCTCCTTTTTTGCCTTTTTTCATAACGGTTTTGCCTTAATGTGGAATAGGGTCGTATCGTTCGCTGAGTTTTTGGTGAATGTCTTTATTGATCCTGTATACGCAGTGAAGAACTATTTTTACAATATGGCGGTAGACTTTGGCAAATACATGGTCAATATGATTCGAAGTGCAGAAGATTTTGCCGGGGTATTTACAAAGGTGATCTTTGAGGCTATCAATATAGCACTTAGAGCCTTTAACTTGTTTGCGCAAGGGCTCAATATGGTTTTGGGCACCAAATTTAAGTCAGTAGGGCTTCTTGATACCGAGAACCCCCATGCCCTTTCAGATAGGGTGCAGGGTGTTATAGATAGCATTCCGAAGCCCACAAGTGATAAAGATGTTGTGGATTTTTCAAAATATAAAATGGAACAGTGGAACCTAAAAGATTCGTTTGATACGGGTTATGGAAAAGGTTTTGATTTTACCAATAAACTCAAAGATGGCTTCAAAATGCCCGGATATGATCCAGATGATATCCTCAACAAATGGGATGCGAAGGCAGGGAAAATGGCTCCTATTTCCGATGATGATAAAAAGAAGAAGCCGAAAATGCCCAAGGCACCTAAACAGCCAAAGGTGAAAATGCCGAAGTCACTTAAGAAAGTGGACAAAGTCGGAAAGATCGAAGATCAAGTAGATATCTCAAGTGAGGATCTGAAAGTCATGCGGGAGCTGGCAGAGATGAAAAGTATCCAGAATTTCGTTACGCTAACTCCGACAGTTAATGTCAAGACAGGAGATATCCGAGAAGGCTATACGCTTGATGAGATCATTGATCGGCTCACAGATAAACTTCAAAGTGACATCGTTGCAAGCGCTCAGGGGGTGTATGGATGAGAACGGGGATCTGGCTCAGTTATAACAACCAGGAGGAAGGATTCAAGCTCCCCGTAAATCCTGAGAATATTGAAATCAGTGGGGGAAATAACGGGAAGACCTACAGTGCGGTAGGGTTAGGAGAAATCAATGTGATCAAAGAGTTAAGGCTTCGTGACATCAAGTTCGAGAGCATTTTTCCGGCCATGAATTATCCCTTTGTCGAAAAGGACGCGGTACTCCTGGAACCCTCCCACTATGTGGGCTACTTAGAAAAATGGCTCACCAAAATCCACCCTATCCGGTTTATCTATGTCGGAGATACAATAGATATCAATTTGGCCATGTCCATTGAAGAGTTCACCTACAAGGAAGTAGCAGGATCTCCGGGAGATATTGAATATTCACTGAGTCTGAAGGAATACCTTTTCTACGAGGCTAACCGGGCTATTATTACCAGTAACGGGGTACAGGTGGACACGGGGCGGCCGGATGAGCGAGAATCCAAAACGACACATAAGGTTTTACCCGGCGAAACCCTCTTCCGCATCGCCCAGAAGCATGGCACCACACTGAAGGAACTTCAAAACATGAACAACATGACGGATGAACAAGTCAAGAAATTGAAAGTTGGATCCGTCATAAGGTTAAGGTGAGGTCATGAAAAAAAGCGTTAAAGAAATCCTGATGAACAGCAAGAAGCGCGGGATCATCTGGGAAATCTCTGAACTCGTAACGGAGATCACTTATAAGACATCCCGGATCGGAAAGCCGGCTGAATTAAATATATCTTGTATCAAAAAGGGGTTGTATCAGAATGCTATTTTTGGTTTTGAAAATGGGGATGTCATCCGGTTCCGCATGAACGGTGTAAACCTATTCTACGGTTACATTTTTAAAATTAGCAGCGGAGCAGATGAACAGGTTACACTCACTTGTTATGATCAAACGCGTTACTTAAATTCAAATGACACCTATGTATTTAAGGGTATGACAGCTACCGATGTGATCCGGCGTATTGCGGGGGATTTGCAGCTTTCTGTTGGTTACTTAGATAATACCGGTTATGTCCTCCCACCCATGGCTGAAGACGACAAAAAGCTTATGGACATCATTTGCAAAGCTTTAGATACAACACTCATCGCTACGCACCGAAACTATGTTTTTTACGATGATTTCGGTAAATTGACACTCAGAAATATTAATGACATGAGGGTAGATGCCGTAATAGGGGATAAAAGCTTCATGACGGATTACGACTATGAAAGGTCCATTGATGGCGAGACATACAACCGGGTGAAAGTGGTTCAGGACAACAAAGAAACGAAACGCAGAGATGTCTATATAGCTCAAGACAGTGCCAATATAGCCAAGTGGGGAAGGCTCCAACTCTTTCGAAAGATCGATGAGAAACTAAACAGCGCTCAAGCACAGGAAATCATGAATAACCTCATTGAGTTGCACAACCGGGAGCAAAGAAAAATCCGGATTGATGCGATTGGAGACTTGCGAATCCGTGCAGGGTGTTTTATTCCCATTGTCATCAAGGAATTGGAGATCAAACAATATTTCCTAATTGATGAGTGCACGCACAAATTTGAGGGAGAAGACCATACGATGACGTTAGATTTGAAGGTGATATAATGCTGAACATTATTAAGCAGGCTGCTCTTGGTGCTGTCGATACGTCGAATCCCGTTGCTATTCTATTTGGAGAAATAAACAAAACGAGTCCTCTTGAGGTAAACGTCGATCAGCGTTTTGCTCTCACAGAGGATTTTTTCATTGTGCTGGATCAGGCCAAGGAATTATCTGTGGGAGATAGGATAGCTTTGCTTCGCGTCCAAGGCGGGCATAGCTATGTGATACTTGGAAAGGTGGTGTAACCATGCTTCCTACCGGATCCATTTTAGCGCCCGATGACACCATTCAAATCACGCAGCAGCCAAGCAAGACCTACAAAATAGATTTTGAACAGAAACGAGTAACGGGAACCGTAGACGGTCTAGAATCCGTAAAGCAGTCTGTAAAGAAAATCCTGTGTACATCCCGTTTCGAACACCTCATATACAGCGATAGGTATGGAAGCGATATAAAACCATTGATTGGGAAAACTCCTGGGCTTGTACAGTCCGATCTTAAAAGACGCATTTCCGAAGCACTTATGCAGGATGACCGAATAAAAGAAGTAGGAAACTTTAGATTTGATTCGTCTGGTGACTCTACTACTGTCTCCTTTACTATAACGAGTGTTTTTGGGGTGATCAATGAAGTACAGGAGGTGAAGGAAATTGTATGAGGAACAAACCTTTGAAGCGATCATGAAGAGAATGCTGGACAGGGTTTCGGGTGACGTAGATAAACGGGAAGGCAGCGTGATTTATGATGCCCTGGCCCCTATTGCTTTTTCATTAGCTGAAGCTTACGCAGATTTGGATATAAACTGGAAGCTATCTTCAGCCAGTACAGCCTCCGGAGAGTATTTGGAATGGAACACCTCAGACTTTGGGGTTACGCGGGAGCCGGCTACAAAAGCAAAAAGGAAAGGTGTCTTTGAAGATACAAACAGTCATCCTAAAGACATACCCGTAGGCAGCCGTTTTAGTATTGAAAAGGTGACCTATAAGGCGATAAAGAAACTAGCTATAGGCGAATACGTCTTAGAGTCGGAAGTACCTGGAGAGATAGGAAATAAGCATTTTGGCAAGCTGTTGCCGATTGATTTTATCGAGGGTTTGGCAAGCGCAGAATTAACTGACATTATCGTCCCCGGAGAAGATGAAGAGGATGATGAAAGTCTAAGGAAAAGGTATTTCGACCAGCTCAATGAAAAGCCGTTTGGCGGAAATATCCCCGATTATCAACGGAAGTTAAAATCTATAAACGGGGTTGGGGGAGTAAAGATATTTCCGTCCTGGAAAGGTGGCGGTACGGTCAAGTGTACGATTATCGCGAGTGATTTTAATCCGCCTTCCCCCCAACTGGTGGAGGATATTCAGACGGAGATTGACCCGGTGGAGAATGCCGGAAAGGGCATCGGCTGGGCTCCCATTGGACATGCCGTAACCATTGCTCCGGTTCACCCCGTTACAGTCGAGGTGAGTACGACTCTGGTATTGAACCGGGGAGTTACCGTGGGACAAATCCGGGAGGAATTGGACAACGTAATATCCGAGTATTTGCTTGCTTTGCGGAAAGGCTGGGAAATTGAGGACAAGCTTATTGTCCGGGTGAGCCAGCTGGAGGCGCGTATCCTGACCGTAAGCGGCGTAGCAGACATAGCGGGAACACAGCTAAACGGAGCTGCCGGCAATCTGGAACTTGGCAGCGAGGAAGTCCCTTTATTTGGGGGTGTTCAGATTGTCTAAACTCATCGATATGCTGCCGGCTTACTACCGAGAGATCAAGGAATTCCAAGAGCTTATGAAAACGATGGACGAAGAGGCTAGGTTGTTTCAAATTGAAATCGAGAGGCTATTAAACAATCAATTTGTCCTCCGTTCAGACGAAGTGGCCACTAAACGCCGGGAAAATGAGCTCAGTATCCAAGCAGATCCACAGGAAGAAAGTCTAGACTTCCGGCGGAAGCGTATCGTTAACCGGTATTCGACTAAGCCTCCTTTTACCATCCGGTATTTGCAGGAAAGACTTGATTTTCTGCTTGGTAAAGGTCGAGCAACAGCCAGCGTGGACCCTCAAAAGTTTATTTTAAAGGTCAATACTAAAATCAATGATGCTGCGGTATTTCGGGAAGTGGAACACACCATCCATACCATTAAGCCGGCTAACCTAGTCTACAACCAAGAAACCTCCCTGCAGGACGGCATAGGGATTGGGGAGCATATTTACAAGTCTACCTTGACCCGTAAGACAAAACTTGGATCATGGAAACTTGGCCGGGTTCCATTCGCAGAGAGAGGCAAGGAGGAACTGGTGAAATGATTGCTACAGCTTTTTTAAATGAGGTTGCAGGGTATGCCGCGGATCGAATAGGAAAAGTGGTCCTGAACGGTGAATATGAAGTTGAAAACGTTCAGAAGACGCTTAATGAGCACGTAATTAATCTTGAGTATATGGTGCCCAAGGGAGCAGTTGAAAACATTCATACCATTGAAGTAAAAGCAACGGACGGTGGGTTGATTAGTAAAAATGAGGTCTTTATCCCGATTACTTCAGATACCGTGATCAAACAAACCTTATTTGTGGAGGAGGTGTAACCCTTGTCATATGTACCTAAATTAAATTGGAAACTGGATGATACAGTGACTGAGAAGGATTTTAACCGGATTGAAGGCGGGATCAAAGAAACGTTAGATAAGTACAAAGATGTTGAAACTACGATTAGCGAGCTTTTTACCTCTGTCAGTAATGGGAAAGAACAAGTTGCTAAGGCCATTACTGACCAAGGAGTGCCCGCGGTAAAAGAAGACCCATTTAAAGACTTAGCAGCGAAAATTAGAAGCATTGATAACGGCAATATCCCTATATATGTACAACCTACAGAGCCGACAAACAAAACGGGGTTTTGGATACAGGATGAGCAAAATGAAATTGAACATGTTGTGTATACAGATGTTTTTTCTGAATCTGGTGAATGGACAACGGGGAAAGACATGCCAACGGCGAGAAGTGGTCTAACATCAAGCGTAGTAGGAGATAAAGTCTATGTCATAGGCGGGCATGATGGTCTTAACAGTCTAAGCAAACTAGAGATTTACGACACAACCACAAATACATGGACATCAGGCAAAGACATGCCGACGGGAAGGGATGATCTAACCTCAAGTGCTGTAGGGAATAAGATTTACGTTATAGGTGGGTATAATGGTGATAATCTAAGCAAACTAGAAATCTATGACACAACTACAAACACATGGGCAGCAGGCACAAACATGCCAACAGCAAGGAAAAAATTAACCTCAGGAGTAATAGGGGATAGAATCTATGTAATAGGTGGAAATTATGATAACGACCACAACAAACTAGAGATTTACGACACAACCACAAATACATGGACAAAGGGCGCAAACATGCCAACTGGAAGGTATGCTCTAACGTCAGGTGTGGTAGGGAATAGAATTTATGCAATAGGCGGCCATAATAGGGGTGGAGGTAATCCTAACAAACTAGAAATTTACGACGTAACCACAAACACATGGACAAAGGGCAAAGACATGCCAACGGGGAGGACTTATCTAACCTCAAGTGCGGTAGGAAATAAAATCTATGTAATAGGTGGATCTATTGTTCACAAAGAATTAGAGATTTACGACACAACCACAAATACATGGACAAAGGGCGCAAACATGCCAACTGGGAGGGGTTCTCTAACCTCAAGCGCAGTGGGGGGTAGAATCTATACAATAGGTGGTTGGGGTGGTAATAGTTATCTAAGCAAACTAGAGATCTATAGTATTACACCAGAACGGTATCCTTCTAACTCCTTGGTATTTAAAAACGGGACAGCAAAGGATGTAAATATCCCTAATAAAACAAAATTAGGCATTAAGTACAGCCAACGGATACAATTTAATTCTGCCTATTACTTTAACAAGTTGGCGGAATTGGTCTATAAGCCCATTTATTTTGGCAATGGTCAAACGTGGACAAGAATTCTGAACTAGGAGGATGTAAGCATGGAATATATCATTTGGGACAAAAAAGAAAGCATTAACGGAGTTCCTGCGAAGAAAGTATTAGAATCTAATCCGCATTGGGAGGATGCAGACCTGATTCTCATTATCGAAAACGGCAGGATCACGCGAATTGAAGACATTCAAATCATTAACGCGAACGCTGGTGGCAACCTCTTTGACAAGAACGACAGCTTAGAGGTAAAAGCCCAAAAGGTATTTGACCATATTGTAAAAGAGCGTGAGGAGCAGGAGAACTCCGAAAGCCATCCAGATTCTCCAGTGCCTGAGCAGCGAATTCGTGACCTGGAAGAAGCTCTAAACAAGCAAAAGGAAGATATGGACAAAGCCATCATGGAGCTGACGTTTGCGTTAGGAGGTGCTAAGAAAGATGTTTAATGAAGATAGTATCTGTGTGGACGTTTGGTGTAGAGCCGTAGTGACTGGAGTACATCCATATAGCGTTGTTCCGGATCTGTACAATCTGCGGGAAGAGGTCAGCAAGAAGCTTGAGAAAATGGAAGAGAAATCAGTTAGCGCCAAAAAATAAGGCGCATTTTTTATGCGAAAAAACAGGAGGGACTATGGAAGACCAAATCTTTAATACAGCGCTAAATACCGGGATATTTGGCGTTTTGTTTATCTGGCTGCTGTTTACAACGATGAAGAAAAATGAAGTGCGGGAGAAGGAGTATCAAAAGACCATTAGCGAGAACCAGGAAGTTATCCGAGAGCAAGCAAAGTCTTTTAGCCTTCTTTCAAGTGATATTGCCGAGATTAAAGGGATTCTAAAAGGAAAACCTGGGGAAGGAGAAGCCCAATGATGGAAATCAGAGAAATGCTAGTAGACCCAAGTAAATATGGCGTTAAATGCCCAAACAAGATGACACCAAAATATATTACGTTTCACAATACGGCTAATGATGCGCCTGCAGAAAATGAGATCCGTTATATGATCGGGAATAATAATGAGGTTTCGTTCCACGTTGCTGTGGACGATATGGAAGCTGTTCAGGGCATTCCTTTTGATCGAAATGCCTGGCATTGCGGTGATGGGAACGGAACAGGAAACCGTCAATCCATTGGCGTAGAAATTTGCTATTCCAAGTCCGGCGGCGGCCGATATTACAAAGCAGAAGATAATGCGGCTATTATCATTGCTCAGCTTATGAAACAGTTTTGTATTCCTATTGGAAATGTGGTTCCGCACCAGCATTGGAGTGGTAAATACTGTCCGCACAGAATGTTAGATGAGGGAAGAGTGCCAAGCTTTATAGAGCGAATTAAACAAGCATATGAAGGAGAGGAAGACGACATGAATAGAACCTTACAACTGGAAGACTGGCAGTGGAAACAGCTTTTTGACAATATGGGGTTAGCCTGGAATGCAGGGAAGTTTACTGATTGGGGTTGGATGGTTAAGATCGAAAACCACACCCTTACTGTTGATGAATTGGTATGGCTCAATAACCACATTTTGGTGAGTGGGCTTATAAGGTAGATGGTTATGAAAAACCGGATATCGTTGGAGGTGAGCCATTCGACTAAACTCGATAAGTGGATTGCAGGACGACACTATTTGAAATCCACACCAGCTGGAGCAAGGCTGCGCTTATGGATTCTGGACGATCAGGGGAATCGAATAGGGGCAATGATGTGGGGGCGACCCGTTGCAAGAAACTTGGAACAGACATCTTTGCTCGAACTCACAAGAATGTACCTCATTGATGATACGATTCCAAACGCAGAATCTAAGGCTCTCTCGCTTGCGAGGAAGTACATCCGTAAACACTTTCCTGATGTAAAGGGACTAGTCGCTTATTCGAGTACCGGGCAGGGACACGAAGGAATCATATACAAAGCTGATAATTGGTTTATGTTTGGCTTAACCAAGTCGGGTAAATGGTCAAATCGAGACGGTCGCACTGATAGAGACACGTCAGGAAAAGTACGGTGGTGCAGGTCACCATAAACGATTAGGAGGATGCAATGAAAAAGTATCGTAAAAAGCCTGTTGTAGTATCGGCAGGTCGGTGGTGGAAGGCGGGAGATGTGCCTGATGCCCAAATACGGGAACTTGATCATGACGGGGTTTGCAAAAATATTTGTAGAGTATGTGGAAATTCCATATCTATGCATGGACAATGTAAAACGTTAGAGGGGCATCACATCGTCTGCCCAGGTGATTACATCATTCGAGGCGTTAAGGGAGAGTACTATCCATGCAAGCCGGATATTTTCACTGAGACTTATGAACTTGTGGAATAAGGGGAGGACGCTATGAATATAGAAATTACAGATGCTTTACTGGTTGCTGTTATCGTGGGTTTTGTAGAAATATCGAAAAGGATGGGGTTACCCGTTCGTTTGGCTCCCGTTCTGTCCGTTATCCTGGGCATCATAGCAGGCGTTGTTTACTTCCCAGGTGATGTGAAGACGAGCGTTATGTTTGGTATTATTTCTGGTCTTACTTCATGCGGGCTATATAGTGCTGGTAAGAGTGCAGTAAAGAAAGAACAATAAACATAGTTAAACCCGCGGGCTTTGATATGCTCCCCTTTAGGTAGACAGATGAATGAAGGGGAACATATCACTTTGGCTTGCGGGTTATTTTGCGCTAAGTCTAAGCACAAGTATTTTGTTTTGGTCCACCTTTGAAAGATATCTTATGAATTCTTCATTCAGTCTTTTTTGGGATGGTGATGACTTCGATTAATTTAGATTTCATTCGAATTATTTTTTTATAGCAGAGGAATCGAATAAACTTGACCAAGAACATTTATATTATATATAATTAAACCATTCGATAAACGAGGAAGGAAATGGTGAAATCGAATGAATGCTGTTTTGAAGCAATTACCATCCCTTATTAGAGCTTCACTTGACGGTGATAAAAGAACTGTTGAATTGTCGGTTCTGTCGATCATTAGGAAGATAAAAAAAGAAAATCCACTTTTATCTTCAGAGCTGGCTGAAATTATTACAACTTATAATGCTGGAGCTCCTTTAACAAGATCAATGGGTATTGAGCCTCCTCCTGTCGATAAGGATTCTTTTATGTCTTTAGTAAAGATAAGTGACTACTCAACTTTTGATCAAACTGTTATTTTAAACGAACAGATTGATAAGTCCATTCGACGTTTTTTAAAAGAAAGAGAGCTTATGACAAAGCTAATAGCTAATGGTATTAAACCACCAAATAGTATACTGTTTTACGGGCCACCTGGAGTTGGAAAAACTTTATTGACTAAATATGTAGCACATTGTCTGTCTTTACCTTTAATTACTTTAGATTTATCATCGGCAATCTCGAGTTATTTGGGCAAAACAGGTCAAAATTTAAAAAAAATTCTAGATTACGGGAAAAATAGTCCATCTATTCTTCTCCTTGATGAATTTGATGCTGTTGCAAAAAGAAGAGATGATCCTTCTGATTTAGGGGAGTTGAAAAGAATTGTTAATGTTCTGTTGAAGGAGTTGGAGGAGTGGCCGGCACATTCCATCATTGTTGGTGCAACGAATCATCCGGAGTTCCTAGATAAAGCTATTTGGAGACGGTTTGACTTGAAAATAGAAATACCATTTCCGAATGAGGAGCAAAGGTTTCAACTATGGAAGTTTTATCTTAATAAAGAAATTGTTGAAATCGAAGATTCACTTATAAGAGCTGTTGCAAAAGTTATTCAACAAATTAGCCCTTCAGATATTAAACAAATTTGCGACCATGTGTTGCGTCAAGTTATTGTGGAAGAATCTGATCCTATAAAGTCACTCATAACACGACTTAAAGAAACACATAGTGGAGATAATTCAAGTTTTAATAAAGTTATGACAACTGCGCTCAAAGAAACATACGGGGGTAAGTTGTCCCAAGCCAAAATAGCAACTTTGTTAGGAATCAGTCCATCTACGGTCAATCATCATTTGAAGAAGTCGATTAAAAAATAATTTTGGAAAGGGGATAAACATGACCGACAAACAAAAAAGAGATTACCTACCTATTTTAGGTAATGGTGAGCAAATGATTGAACCGATTAAAAAAAAGATGAGGGGGGGTGAAAAGCCATATCCAAGAAGTTATGATGAAGCTAAAAATAGAATAAAAAGACAATTAGAAGAGATACAGGGACACATTAAAGAAATACCAGAAGAGAACAGAATGGACGAAATAGTTCTGACATTAAGGCTTAACGAAGATTTTCTAGCGAAAACATACATTCCGGACACATTTTTCAAAAAGACAAGATTTGAAAATATTGGCTCTAGACGTTGGGTTTTTGAGAAGGATTCTAAAATGAAATACAGTAAAATGCATTTTGTAAAGGTTGATCAAGAATCATTATCTTCCCTCCAGCAAATTCTTGACTCTACTGGTAATGCTTTGACTAAAAGTTTCAAAAATGATATTCGAAAAATTGAAGAGTTCTCGCTTTTAAGGAATGATGAAATAATTCAAGGTTTTGACGACGATTGGATGGAAGGAACTGTAGAGTTTGTTCTCCATCCTTATGGTCATGAGAATGAAGAGATGATTGAAAAGTTTAAACGAAATCTAATATCACTCGGGGTCAAGGGGAATACTATTAAACTTAAAACCTATGATGGTGGACCTACTTTTGTAAGTGCACTCGTCAATAGAAAGGTTATAAATAATATTGCAAACTTTAACCCATTAAGAACAGTTCATCCACTAAAAATCAATTTTTTTCCTGAATTAAGAGGATCCTTTACTGACCATAACTTACTCTTGCCTCCTTTAGGCGAAAACATTTCACAAATAAAGGTAGGAGTTTTTGATGGAGGTATCAATCCTACCCATCCTTTTTTAGCTAAGTTCAGTAAAGAGAATAAGGCAGTTAGTTCAAATGCGACAAAAGAAGGAATCAAACATGGGACAGCGGTGGCCGGGGTCGTTTTATACGGAGATTTAAATCAATATGAAGCAAATTCGCATTTAGATGACCCAGTTTTGTTTGTTGAAAGTTTTCGAGTACTGCCTTTAAGTGATCCGAAAGATTTTGATCTATACGAAGCCATTGAATTTATAGAACAAGTTGTTCCAAATAGACATGACATTGATGTTTATAATTTATCATTTGGACCAACAGGTCCAATATTTGATGATGAAATTTCAAGATTTACATATGCATTGGATACATTAGCTTGGAATTACCAGAAACTTTTTGTTGTGGCTGTTGGGAATGATGGAGAAGCACCTTCACCTTATAACAGGGTACAGGCTCCAGCAGATTTAGTTAATGGATTAGGTGTAGGGGCGTATACTTTTAATTATGATACTGCTGAACGAATCAGAGCTAGCTACAGTTGTATTGGTGATGGAAGAGAGGGATGCAAGGTAAAGCCTGACGTCTGCGCTTTTGGAGGAGATAGTCGATATCCTATTCACCTTATAAATTCTTCAGATTCTAAAGAGAAATTGCTTTCTGCTGGCACAAGTTATTCGGCTCCAATTATATCAAGTAAGGCAGCAGAAATTTTAGGAAGGTGTAGCCGATTTACACCACTAGTAGCTAGGGCATTATTAATACATACAGCTCAGAACCCGAACAGAGTAGATAATAGTATTGGTTATGGAATTATTGATCAAAGTG